ACAATATCTGTAAAGTCTGCCATACTTTTCTATACGTTATTATTTTTAAAATGTTCCTTTTGGTAGTCTATTTTATAATTTATAAATGTAAAGACCTCATATACTTTCTTATTCTCTAAGCCTATCATAGTGTCTAAGTTGCCCTCAGAAGCCATATATAAAGCATTGTACCAACCATATTTAGTAAGTCTATTTAAGTTGCTTCTACCCTCTCCTTCTGCTTCTCTAAATATTGAAGGGTAGCTTTCAAAGATTTGAGCTTTCGCCTCATTAAAAAAAAAGCTATCTTCCAGACTATCTCCATGTTTAAATCTTGAAACAACTTGGCTCTAGCTGCCACCTTTTGGTCATCATAAGCCTCGCCTTTAGGTCTGCATAGTATAGCTATTTGATAAGGGAGAGCTTTGTAGTTGTTGTCTGTGAAAGATTTGTCTAACTCTTGCACTTGCATAGCCTCTAACACCTCGCCAAATGTAGCCTCTGCCATCTTTATCTCATTGCCGAAATAGTCCACCTTAGAGCTTGGCAGATAGTAGGTCTTATTCTTAAATCTAAAAGACTTAATATCTTTCTTCTCAGGCTCATTAAGAAAGTCCATCATATAATTATAAATCGTGAACATATCTTCTGCTTTGATATGCTCTATAATTTTACTATCTACCTTTGTGAACGCTTCAAATATCTCATTAAAATACTCCCTATACGACAATATAAGCTCATATAAGCCACAATTCTCTTTATCGTCTTGCTTGAGTTTATCTTGCAGCTTATTAATGCCATCAATAAAAAGAGCATAGTCTTTTAGTTTTATCTCTGACCACTTTTCTGGTATCTTAAAGGTCTTATCTTGACCAACGACATTAAATACATACATATTACTTCTCCAGTTCCTCTATGACGAATCTGATAGCTCTGATTGCATTTCTTAGGTGCTTGGCTGCTGATACTTTAGAAGCTCTTTGAAATTCTGTTGATTTCTTGCCTAGCTCTTCACATATAGCTTTGTAGTCTGCTGCTGTATCTTTTGCCACTTCTTCTACAACTTCTTTTACTGCTTTTGTTGCTTTCTCTGTTTTAGTCTTTGCCATTATTCTTGTGTTTTGTTTTACGATTGTATTTCTTTTTGTTTTTAAATATAGCTTTCTTAATCCATAGTTTCCTAAATGCTGCCCTCATTTCTTGCTTAATATTCATAGTAACCTCACTTCTCCTATGTTTGTTTCTATTGTAACTAGCACCATATCCTGAGATATATTATCTCCCCCTTGTTGTTCTTGTGTATCTCTAATTCCCCCCGACATATTGATTCGTATGTTATAATCATATACGATAGCTTTACTCTTTTAGTTTCAATAGGTTGTAATACTCTCTATCTGCCCTCCTGATATAGTCCATGTTTTCCTCATAGTCCATTAGCATTTGTTTTTCTTCAGTAGTTCCATGCTCCCAAATATCGTGGCAGCCTAGATTCTCTCCCATTGATAAGCAATGATAAGTGATATTTTCATAAGTAGCTGCTAAGTCAGGTCTGCGTGAACGTGGTATAATGTGTGAGTGTGATAAAGGCACTACGTTGTAGTATTGACCGCAGCCAGTACACTTATGCTCTTTGCTCTCAGCCATAAGCTGATAAACTTGCATTATCTTACGCTTTATCTCCTGACCTTTTGTACTAATTTTTTTCATCACTTACAAATATATGAAATTTATTTTATGCAAAGGCTCTAACACTTTTTCTCATTCCTAAAGCTCCAGTTATGGCATATCTCAAGGCATCTAGAGCATGGTCGCCATGTGCGTTTATAGGTGCATTGATAAGCTCGTTGTTCTTCTCTTGCCACTTATAATTACGTATCTCTTTCTGTAAGTTGTGGCTAGTGTCTGTGATAAGTAACTTCTGCTGCTGCACTATGTTAATGCCATGCTTCACACTATCTCTGCCTTTAGTTGTTGGTACTAACTTGATTCTATTGGCTCTAGCTTCAGGAGTTCTATTAATCTCTACGATACTCTTAGGCTCTGCTGAGTCTGCATATATAGTAACATTCATAATACCTCTCTCTACCATCTTATCTATAAGGTCTAAGTTAGTGAGTCCAGTTTCATATATAAGCTCGTTAGCGTAGATGTATTGCCCCTCTTTCCTTATCTCTATCAATGAGCTTGGGTCATTAGTGAAGCCAAAGTCTAACCCCATGAATCTCCAATCATATTGTTCAGGCATCTTATGTGTTACTTTCCAATTATTATATATAAGTCCTTTAATCTCTCCCCATTCTCCCATTCCATAAATTCTCCAAAAGTTAGGGTCATGCTCTCTCATATATTCAATCCTCTGTATGGTCTTAGCATCTAAAAAGGAGTTGTCTGTGTAGTTAGATGTGATGACCTCTGCTCTGCCCTTATCTTCTACCTCTGTCTTTATCCAGCTAAACATATCTGATGGATTAAAGTCAAGAAACATTTGATTGAGTTTATCATCTTTAGTTTTTTTTGAGAGCCTAAGATAGAACTGATTAAAGTCCTCAAAGGTAAAGGCATCAGCCTCATTCAACCAAACGTAATTGGTTTCTAGTCCCCTGACCTTGTGAGCATCATCAACAGACAAGAATACTATCTGTGATTGTGTATAGTGATATGTAAAGGTGTGTTCTGATTTGTTGTGTGTCCCTAGCTCATAGATTTTCTTTTCTTTGAGCATATCTATCATGTCTTTATAAACAGAGTGTCTAAGGCTAGGAAAGGTTTTACGAGCTATAATGATACGTTTGTTTTCCTCAGATATTAACTTCATACACATCAACTGACATAAAGAATAGGTCTTAGAGGAACGAGTCCCACCCCTATTAATCACTATGTCCCTCTGTGCCGTTAAGTTTCTTTGAAATACTTTTGTTGTTTTTAGTTTCAATTTCTTCGTACTCATCAAACTTTTCTTCTATTTGTATATGTGTAAATGGTTGTAGAGTATGTTCTATTTTGGTTTCTTTACCAAATTCTTCTTTAAATTGTCTTTCTAAAATCCAAGCACTAGCAACCCAGTTTTCCTTTGCTTTTTTTTTAATAATATTTAGATGGTGTAATTTATAAGCAATTTTTGCCTGAATCATTTTTTGAGCAAAGGCATCATCTTCGTTTTTTTTATTATACAATGTAGCTTCGCTTATTCCAGCCATTATAGCTGCATCTTTATTATTTAAGCCCTCTCGTATTAATGCTAAACAAGTATTCCATTGTTCTTCTTTAATCATTCAATAGGTGTGTTTAATGCTTCAATTATTGCAAATTCAAATACTTTTGATTCGTTGTCATATCCAGTTATACGCTTTAATCTTTCTTTAAGTTTCTCCCATTCTGCATACGTTTCAGGTGTTACCTTAAGATTTATAGTCATATTAAACTTGTCTGGCTCACTAAAATCTAATGAATCACTATTATTTAATTCTTCCCAATCAAAGTCTAGTAATTCGCTATAATTTTGTATTTCTTCTTCATTATATGGCAAGGTTAGAGCTAAATCTTCTTTACTAAATTCGTTTGTAATTTCTTTTATTAATTCTGCTAATTTTATATTGTCGCTTTCAAATTTAGTTTCATTTGTTTCGATGGCTATCCTTTGAGCATGAGATAATGATATTTGCCCAAAATTATAAGCATAAACCTTTTTGTATTTTAATTTTTTTAAAGCATCATACCGATGATTGCCGTTTACGACTTCGTAAAAACCAGTATCTAGTTCTCTTATAATAATATTTTCAATCTGTCCGTTTCGCTTTATATTATTAATTAGCTTGTCAGTAAGGTTTTCGTTTTCTTCCTTATAATTCCAATCAGCTTTTACTAATTTAGTTATGTCTATATTTATAAATCCTTTCTCCATATTATTCCTCTTTTTTTCCATAAGTCTGTATAGTATTTTTCTTTTTTTAAAGTTCCTTTTATTTCTATTTTGTCCCTTTCTTTATAATTTCTATTTTTTAAATATAATTTTTTGATTTTTTCATCATTTATAAATCTTGAATTTCCGTACCTTGAAAATTGTTGCCATGAGGTTGAATCAACAGAAAATAAAGGATATTTTTTTAAAAAATAATCTCCAGTTAGTCCTAATCCATGTATTTTTATTTTATCCCTTGTTTTATTAAACACATAATTCAAAAATATTTCTACGTGGTTTCTTTTATTAGCACCACCAGCCATACCACCTACGCAAATAAAGTTATACTTTTCAATATATTTATCTATTAGTGTTCTGTATTTTAAATCTTTATAATCTGATAAATGATAAACTGGAAGAATGTATGCTTTAGTTTCTTTTTCTAGTAATTTTTGATTAGATAGAGTTTCTTTAACATTATTTGTATCTAAATTTACTGCTAATTTTACATTGTTATTATTTATAAAATCTATATAATTTTTGATTTTTATTTCTTTACCTTTAGTTCTTGCCGTAAAACCACCACTATCTAACATTACATTTTCGTTTGTATTAAAACCCCATTTCTTAATATAAAAAAATGAGGTTAAATAATTTTTTACACCGCATTTTCTTAATACATCTATATGTATTTTCGATTCCGTACCAGCAAAAAAAAACTTCATTAGTCTGTAAAATATTTTATTTTATATTTCTTTAAATTTTTTACAATTACATCTTTATTTAAATTAATTAATGGTGTAATTATTTTTATATTTTTTTGATAACTATATTGAATTACTTTTTCTAATAAATTATAGTATTCTCTGTTGTTGTCTGAGTATTTATCTTCTTTATTTGTTCCTATTGAAACAGACTCTACGTTATCAAAATAATCTAGTATTTTTTGAATTAACTTTAAATTTCTAGCTACATAGAATCCATCTATATTTTTTTTTATAGGCAATATTTTTAAATACTTAACGTTTATATTTTTAAGTATATCTTTCTCTTTATGGATTTGTTCTTGACCATAATCAATATACACGTATATATCATACTTGTATTTATTATATAAGTACATACTATCTGCACCGCCACTTATTAAAAGAATATTCATTTTAATAAATTTAACAATTCGTTTCTTGCATTTAAATTACTATCAAATACACCTATCATTTTAGATGTTGTTGTCCAAGTGTCGTGCTTTTTAACCCCTCTCATCTCCATACATAAGTGTTTTGCTTTTAAAATTACTGCCACCCCTTTTGGGTTAAGTTTCTCTTGTAAAAACTCTGCTACTTGTTGAGTTATTCTTTCTTGATTTTGTAATCGTCTGCTATATGTTTCTAATGTCCTAGCCAGTTTACTTAACCCTACAATTCTATCTTGTGGTATGTATGCTATTGTACCATATCCAAAAAAAGGTGCTATATGGTGTTCACATAACGAGTAAAAAGGTATGTTTTGTTGTACTATCATTTGGTCATAACCCTCACTACTAAATGTGGTACAATTCCATTCAGGTGGATTAAGAAACTCTTTTAAGAATTTAATATATCTTTTAGGTGTTTCTTGTAACCCCTCTCTGTTAGGGTCTTCTCCTAACCCTTTGAGTATTTCTTGAAAATTATCTTCTATACTCCAGTTTTTTGATTCCATATTTGTATGTGTAATCTATTTGAAAATTTACAATTAAGTTTTTTACATAAATCTGCTACTAAAATAGACATTTTTTGCAAATCTTTTATATCACTAGCTGCTGGCATAAGATAAACATTATCAGATTTAATATTAAAAGGTCTTAAAAAATCCCAATATATCTCATCTATATCTTCTTCTTTACTTACCACAAACTTAAAATCAGCACCAATAGAACTAAACGCATCTAATGAGTCTGTGTTTATTCGCCTATTTTTAGGCATTCCACTATTGCTTAGTTTAGGAGATATATTCCATTGTAATATTTTTTCTATTAAAAATAATTCAGGTTTTATAGTTCCATTACTTTCAATTTCAAACGTACATTTATAATCTTTTACACTTTCAATAAAAGCCATTATTTGCATTTGTTGCATAAGAGGCTCTCCACCAGTAAAAATTATATTTCTGTTTTTTAAAGACTCTAATTCCTCTAATTTTTTAATAAGTATGTCGTTGCTATATTTTTCTCCTTTTATCCAACTTTCTATGCTATCACATCTCCATGTAGCACCATCGTGTAGTTTTTTATCTTTAATAGTGCCTTTTCCTCCACAAAGCAAATTACACCCACTAAGCCTAATAAAATAACTAGGAAGACCCATATTTCTTCCCTCTCCTTGTATGCTATAAAAATATTCACTCACTCTCATAAATTGCACTATTTTTATCATTTTCAAAACACTCAACCTTAATTACTCGACACCTACTTGCATCTTGTTTATTTAAAGTATCATTAAATTTGTCAAATACCATTTTTGCTAATGATTCACACCCCATCTTAGGTATAAACTTTACATCTGCTAATCTTTCTGCTTGTAACATTTCAAAATAACTTTTATAAGGGTCATCTTCTTGTATTAAAAGAGTGTGGTCGAACATATTATTCATCCAATCTTTTAAACCCATATAACCAAATCCACCAAAATCTACTACCCAATTCATGTCATCTAAATTATCTGAACTAAACCATATTTTAAACTTTAAAGCGTAACCATGTAATAATTGGCAATGGCTATGCTGTGCTTTCCATTGTCTTAAGGCTACTGAGTAATTGTTAAATATTTTTGTGCTTACATATCTCATACTTCTCTCTTTTATGTTGTTTAATTATATTTAGTTTCTCTTCATCTAATATTTCTGTATATTCTATAGCTTCTAATATACTGCCATCTCTATATACTTTTATCTGACACTTAACGGCATCAGCATCATCAAAGCTAAAAGGATAATACCAAACGTCAAAAGTTACCATGATAAAGCGTGTTGGTTAAAAATATAGTCATACTTTTTTTTATAGTCAAAGCAGTATTGATAATCGTCTTTGTGTCTATCGCAGCCATGTAGTATTGTGGCGTGGTCGCGATTATTAAAAAGCTGACCTATGCCTTTAAAAGTAAGTTTGTAGTATTGCCTGAGTATATAGTAACACATTTGCCTGACCTCTACTAGTTGCCTCTTTCTTGAGTGTCCTACTATCTCATGGCTTTCAATGTCATATACTCTTGTTATTATCTCTAATAAGTTGTTTAGTGCCAGTTCAGGTCTTATAAGTTGCTTTTCATGTTCCACTATTCCTACGTATGTGTATGGGTGTATTAATCGCATAGTTTGTTGTCTAATATTCTAAATGCTTGTTTAAATGCTGCCCCCTCTGCTAATCTTCTATTGTTGTATCCCTTGCTTATTATCAATCCCACATCAAAGCACCATCTTTCTATATGTTTTTCTTTTCCTAGCACTTGCTCTTTAAATACTTCAATGTGTATATTATGCCCATCAAAATAGTCGTATAAATCACGCACATTATTACTAAATAGGTTAGTGCAATTACCTTTGTCATAGAATAGATAGGATTGCGAATAATATATCTGAGAGCCGTTCTTTGGTATTTTGTTGTTAAGCCATGCCACATAATCTCTAAATGCTTCAGGGTATAAGGTGTTTATTAGTTCAAGGTCAATCATGAGATACTTTTTCTAAAAATATTGGTGTAAAGTCGCCAAAATGAGCAGAAAAAACATTAAAGTCTAAATATTCTTCAGCTATCACTTGAGGATTATTTTCTTCTGTATCTCTTATTATTTCTTCTGTTGCTATTTTTATCATTTTATCTCTATCATATATAATAACATGGTTTACCATATCATAACCTACAATTGCTTTATCATAACCCTCTAATATTACTGCTAAAGCGTTGTATTCTTTTATATCTTCTAATCTTATCATAAGTAATTATCTATTATCGTTCTAGCCTCATCAAAGCCTACTGCAAAACTAGCATAATAATTGTTAGCGTTTAAGTGGTCTATCACTCTTTGCTGGTGTTCCAAGTGTTCACTCTTTTTTAGTGAGCCATCTTTTTTAAATATGTCTTTAGCTTTAAGCTCTATTGCTAAACCATTGTATCTCTTGTCTTTTGATTGACTATAAATAAATAGGTCAGGAAAGCCTTTAGAGTGTTGTATTCTCTTGGCTTTTATTGCCAGTCCTTTAGTAAGCCTTATGCCTCCTAAGTCAGACCTGAATAACACATTGGGATACTTATATTTTAAGTATTTACATACTGCCACTTGAAGCTCATATTCAGAATGGGAGTCCATCACTTTCCTCTGCCATTATTGGCTCTTGCTTTTCACTATATACCAATATCTTTACGTTAAAACATAGTATGTTGCAGTATGTGCCTTTCTCTGTCTTGTTATATGTTACCTTTCCCTCTACTGCTACTAAACAACCTTTTTTTAGTAAGCTGCAAAGTTTGTCGTTAGCATTAACACATACTACGTTGTGCCATTCTGTTAAATCTTCTCCTTTTACTTTGTCAGATGTCGCTAGTGTAAACCTTACGGCTTTATCCATCTGCTCGGCATCTTGTCCTAATCTTCCTATTAATATTGCTTTGTTCATTTATCCTATTTTAATGGTTATTGATTCTTGCTCATCTCCTGAGTCTGTTATTATTATTTCTTTATCTCTAAAAGTCATCATTGGTAATCATTGCTGGTCTAAACTGATTGGTATAAAAATACAACCTATCACTATCTTCTAAATCAGGGTAGTGTTTTCTCGCACACGCTAGAAACTTCTCTGCTGTCATTGAAGGGTCATTATATAGTCTGCTTATCATCTTATCGTCAATAGATTCGACTATTTTAATTATCTCAAAATGGTCAGGATAATGCTCCTTTATTCTTTGTTTGTTGTATATCACTTGTACTGCCATCATTACGCTATATTTTCAATGTCTTGGGGAATAAATTTTCTTTTGTTGGCATACTCTAAAAAATATTTAGCTTGTTCATAAGCGTGTTTTGCTATCTCTTTGTAGTTGCTTTCATGTAAAACGTTATACTTTTCTTTGGCTTCTCTTATGCCATCTTTATAAAGCTCTAAAGCTATTAAATCTAATGCGTTCAAATTCATATCTGTAAATTTAAATTAAATAATCAATATAAGCGAGTACTATCATTATAAACACTATTAAAGCTAGATAGTCTTTTTTAATTCCTTTCATTTTATTAAGTTTTCAGTAAACAATAACATAGCAAAAGCCATCATAAACATCAGCACTAAACATAGCCAAACTTTTATTCTATCAGTATCCCAGTTCATTTAAGGTTAGTTTATAAAAAAGATATTTGTCCATTTTTATCCACTTCAAGATATTGCCCCTCTTCTTCATTGCGTAACTTTCTAAATTCAAAGCACTCTCTATATTCAGGATACTGGTCAACAAAATAACGTGCATAGTAAGACTGATAAGCATCATTGATGCGAAAGTTTTTATCTGACGTTTTTAAAAATTCGTTCCATCTAATCCAATTTATAATGAGCTTGGCACTTATCTTGGTTCTTCCTTTATTAATAGCCATTAATGCTTGTTTTTCAAACTCTCTATATACATGAGGATTTTCTTTGTTGAACTTATCAAATCCCTCTCGGATAGTAAGCCCATTTAAGTCTTTATAATTCATTCCTTAGATATATTTTAGTTTCTTGTTTTTTCATAGTCTTATAGTTTAGTTAAAAATCTTTTTTTGCTCTTGTGGTGTTAAGCCAGTTTTTATAAATTCTCTCTCTTCATGGTTTAGTTCAGGACATAGCACTCTAAGCTCTTCGCCCTCTACCCATTTCTTATATTTTCTTACTGCTATATCTACCACGTAATTCTCTTGTGTTATTGTGCATATTTTTGAGTATCTCACATAATCTTTAAATCCACATAAATTTATTCTCATTGTATAAAGTTTTTAATATCTTCTTCCATCTCTACCAAGTCATCAAAGTAGTGAATCAAATATAGCTCTTTGCACCTATTTGAGAAAATTGTCTTTTTGTTAATATCTTCATATTTGCTCATTATCTGTCGCATTTCATAGACATCTTTAGCCTTGCTTTTTTCTGTATCTGCCTCCAGTACTAGCTGCCTCTTTGCTCTATCTTTTATCATGTTAGTAACTTTTGCCTCATACTTGGTCATACCTCTTGACCATGCAAAATCGAATAAGATATGAGCAGCACAAAATGGGAGTGCTTTGTTTTGTTGGTACTTATCATACACCTCGTAAAGCTCATCACGTATTATCTTCTCTTTTTCTTCTTTTGGTTTTTTAGGTTCAGGCAATGATGGTGCTTTTAATGCCTCTTGTCGTAGCCTTTCTTTTTTAAATTTTGTGTATTGTTTAAGTATCTCAGCCAAAAAGCGTGGAGATATAGTTCCATAAGGTTCTATCTTTACTTCTATTTGCCCTTTTAAAGCCATCTCAGAGGCTTTCACAAGCTCAATAATACCTATACTCCCTAAATTATTTTTAAGCCATTCTACGGCAAATTTGCGTTCTTCCAATTTAAGTTCTTTTATGCCATAAAGTCTTGCTATGTGAAAGACTGCACTATCAATTTTGTGTATTAAGCCATTGCTGATACTCATATTGTTCATCTGTTAAAATTTTCTTATTAGTTTTCAATTTACCATCTTTAAAATCTCTGAGCATGAAATTTCGTGCCGTAGCTGCCCAATCTCTTTTTTTTGCTCCACTACTATCTGCCCAGTTCTTAACTGCTTCGTGATAATATTCTAAATCTGCGTTTTCATATTTCGAGCCTATAAATTTTTCTTTAAAATTATTAAAAATATATAACTCATCATTTAAAAATAGTCTATTAGTATTATTACTAATAGTTTTCTTTTCTTTAGTTTTCTTTTCTTTTATTTTATTTATTGCATTGCTTTCGCTATGCGTTGGCATTGCTTTCGCTTTACTCCACCTTTGCATAGCTGCTTTTTTAGCTGAAGCACTTCTTGATTCTACTGCTTCCATTCTGTCGTTTAATTCATTGCAATATAATAAATCATCTTTTTTGCTTAATAGATTTAATTCAATACATCTATCTATTATAGATTGTAATTTATCGCAATCAATTTGAAATTTATATGCTAATGGTTTTATGTTATTAGAAATACTATAATCATCTGCTATTCGCATAATTTCAAGCAATGCCCAAAAAAGACCATAACCCTCCCAACCATACTCCATTCTTAATTCGATAATACGCATATCTTCGTGTGCATTACTATCATGAGGAAAATATAAGGCTTTCATAGTTCTGTGTTTAATCCAGTCCAAATAGAGCCTAATTCATTAAACTTTTTTAAGCTCACTAAATATTTTTTATGATTATAATTAGGCATTTTAGTATGTATATTAATATATTTCATTTCAGGTCTTTTATGTGCAATATATTTTATCTGTATAGCTTCTTCTTTTGTTTCGCACTCTATAATAAACTTATTTATTTTGCCATCAGCACACCCCCACCCAGACATAAATTTATCAGTCATACATACATAAAATCTCTGTATCTTATGCCCATGTTTTAAAATCCATTTATCCCAATCTTTTTCGTTCCAATAAAAAGTACTAGTTTGCGGACAAGAAAAAATCCAATCTTTATATTTATTATTTACAATGCGATAAAGCAAATCTTTGTTTTGGTCTTTCATAATCTTATTTGTTTTGTTAATAATTTTTAAATATAATAATAAATTCTTAGACATTTAAAAAACCTCTTAATTTAGCCTTAATATGTTCAGGCATCTTTCTCTTTTCGTTGAGATAATAAGAGAGCAGCACATTGGTAATGCCCAGCTTATCGGCTATGTATTTCTTTTTAAAGCCTGATTTCTCAATCTTATTTTTTATAGTTTGCGTTTTCATTTTTTTATCTTTTTAAGTGTTAAATTATATATGCTAGTAATACCATTCATAACATCAGCGACATCAGTATCATCAAACGTGCTTATAGTTGTAGTGATGGCAAATAAATCATCTATACTAGCTTTCTCTTTTGTTGGTAAGCCTTTTAGAGCCAACCTCCTGACCTTTCTCTCCCATTGCCTTGATGTCATAGGTTTCTTGCCAGTAACATCACAAGCCTTAACATATAGAGCTTGTACACCATTATACATCTGTTCTTTAGTGGTGTCTTTCCTCTGAGCCATCTCTTGGCACATATCATATAAATTGTGAATCGTCAATTTCATATTCTTCTGTTTTTAATTTGTAAGTAAAACTATCGCATGAGTCTTTATATCTACAAGCTGAACATTGCCCCAAGTGTGGCTCATAAGCAAAATCGTTATCTATTATAGCCTTTAGCTTTGCTCTTGTTTCTTTTATCTTCTCATCATGTTGCATCAATGCTCTGTGAGTGATGTCAAAACGTATCTTTTTTATCCAACCACTTTTGCCAAATACTAAAAAGTAAAAGGGCACTATTTCATCTTTAGCAAGGTAATATGTATATACGTAGTGCGTAGCCTGAATGTGAGCCTC